CAGTTTCAGTGGAAGAAGGGTCAGAGCGGCAACCCGTCAGGCAGGCCCAAGGGCATTCCGTCCATGGAGGCCGCCTTGCGTCGTCGTTTGGAAGAGGCCGACGGAGCTGATTGGATGCAGGCGTTGGTAGAGGTTGCCTTCAAGAAAGCCACGAAGGGCGACCACCGTTTTTGGACTTCAATTCTTGAACGTCTTGACGGCAAAGTGGCAGATCGAATCGCGGGGGCGGACGGTGAAGGACTTACCGTGATTCTTGAGAGGGCGGGGGGCAAGGACGAATCTGATGGGGATGGTGAAACATAGTCTGCTTCCCAAACAGTTTGACTTCGTAGAAAGCCAAGCAAGGGAGCTGCTGTATAGCGGTGCTTACGCGGCAGGGAAAACAAGGGCGTTATGCTTCCGTCTTGTGGCCCGTGCGCAAATTCCAGGTGCTAGGGAAGGCTTGTGCCGTAAGCATCTCGTCACACTCAAGGCATCGACGCTTAGAACCCTGCTTGAACCTGACGGAACTGCGCCTCCCGTATTGCCGCCAGGTTCTTATGACCACAACAAGAGCGAGAAGATCATACGCATCAAAGGTGGTGGGGAGATCGTCTACTTCGGCTTGGATGATGTACAGAAGATTGGCTCGTACAACCTGAGCGGTGTTGCTGTGGATGAGGCGGTGGAATTGACCTTGGACGATTGGCACATGCTCATTGGTCGTATTCGTTTGGATGTCGGTTTTGCCAACAGCGTTTATGCGGTCTGCAACCCAGGCCCGCCATCACATTGGCTTGCAAAGAGATTCGGGTTGGCCCTTGACTATGTGGCGAAGGATGGCTGTGAGGTCATTCACACCCAAACTACTGATAACTCATTCCTGCCCCAAGACTATGTGGACAGTCTGACAACCCTGACGGGCGTTGCCTATCGACGCTTTGTAGAGGGCCAATGGTGTGCCAGCGATGGGATGGTCTTTGATCGTTGGGATAGAGGACTCCATTCGGCTGAAAGGGACCATGAGCAGCAGCGGTATATCGTTGGAGTGGACTCGGGCTACCGAAACCCCACAGCCATGCTTTTGATTGGCATTGACGCTGATGACCGATTGCACATAGAGCGTGAGTGGTACAAGACTCAGAAGCTAGAAAACGAGGTCGCATTGAAGGCTAAGGAGTGGGCTGAGAAATTTGACCCTGAAGTGTTCGTTGTTGACCCGTCAGCCGTATCGCTTATTGAAGCAATGAAAGCCGAAGGTCTATATGTGCAAGCCGCTAAGAATGCGGTGTTTGATGGCATCCAGGCAGTGCAACAAAGGCTCCGTAGTGAGGAGGGCGTTGGCCCACTTATGACTGTTGATCCACGGTGCGAAAACACCATGAGAGAGTTTGAGTCTTACGAATGGATGAGTAGCCAAGGGGGTCAGGTTGACAAGCCCCGCAAGGAAAACGATCATGCGATGGATGCGCTTCGATACGGTGTTGTACACTGTGACGGCTTTGGGCGTTCTGCGGTGACTTTGCAGGTCTTCGACAGTAAGGGCGGGGACTTTATGAAGGAACTAGATTTGGCTTTTGACGGTGAGGATTGAGACTGATGGCATGGCTTGACTTCATGCGGCGTAAAGAAGTAAGCAGCGAACAGTTAGGGGACTACTTCGCAACAAGTGTGAAGGCTCCAAACTCCACTGTTATTGGCCGTCGCCCAACGATGAGCGAACTTTCTGCTCGATACGGTATGCTTGTTCATCGTTGCGTTCAGATCAATGCAAATACAGCGGCAAGTATTACACCACGCCTTTTTGCATTGGGAGATACGCAAACGCTGACGAAGGCTCGGGGTCTAAACCCTAAACCACTGAGCCAAAAGACTAAGGACTTTATGAGGGGGCAGATGTCCGTTCAGCCTTCGTCGAGCGTAATGAGGAAGTTGCAAGGCAACCTCAATGACATCGTTGAGATTGAGAACCATCCGTTTCTCAATTTGATCGAAGATGTGAACGACCAAATGGAAGGCGTTGCTTTCCGTGAGGGCTTTTACTCAGACCTTCAAATCTTTGGCCGCAACTTCACACTGCTTGTTCGTGACGGCAGTAAACAGCCCACAAGCATGTGGAGGCTACTGCCACAGGTGATGAAGATTGTTCCAGGCAAGGATGAGTTCATCAGTCACTACGAATACGGCAGTGGTGCTGAAATGGCAAGGTATGAGCCTGAAGATATCTTTTGGGTTCACCAATACGACCCGTCAGATCCCTACGGTGGTGTTGGTCCGTTAGAGGCTTGGATTCAAACCATTGACTCTCAGTTCGGCAATGCTGCCTTTATTGAGAATATGTACCGCCGTGGCGGTTCTCCTGATTATGTCCTTATGGCTAAGGGCGGTATGAGTGAGGCACAGAAGCGTTCGTTCCGTGGTGAGTTCAGGCGTTTGTTTGGTCGCATGGTCAATCGCCAGGACACGGTTGCAATTCTTTCGGGGGAAGCAGAATTGAAGCCGTTGCAACGCTCACCGAAAGAGCTGCAAACAGTCGAACAAGAACAGTTCACCGTTGACGCTCTAGCAATGGCGTTTGGTGTTCCGAAGTCACTACTGACCACAGATGATGTCAACCTTGCCAACGCACGCGAAGGCAGCGTGACCCACGCCCTTACGACCATTCTTCCGATGTTGCGTCGGTTTGAGGATGCGGTCAACCAACGGCTTCTGCCGATGTGGTCAGATCGACTGTTCCTTATGCACGACAACCCTGTTCGTGAGGATCGAGACATCCGAATTAGAGAGCGGCCCAGCCAACTGCGAGCGGGCTATACGGTCAACGAGATTCGATTGGCTGACGATATGGAACCATTGGATGACGCAAGGGCCAACGAGCCTCTTGTCGGTACTGACCTTATCCCACTGTCAATGGTTTCGACGGATGCTCCTGATGAGTTGGATGTTGTGTTTGATGATGACCAAGAAGAATCACCTATCGAGGCTCCCAACCCTGTTGAAGAAGAAATGTCTGACGAGGAAGTAGGGGAATGAACTACGACCACAAGCAGGCAGCAGCAGCTCTATCCATTGTGCCACATAGGTTCATCTACATTCGTCTAAAGCGGGGCGGAGACACCTTGGTACACTGCAAAGTGCGAAGGTGCGGGGATGGTTCAAAAGAAAGCGGAGAGAAGTTGTTGCACCAGCAATTTGGTGCGCATGCGGTAATTCGTTGGACGGCGGAAGATCACGCCGATGTTGAGGTATGACGATGGATCAAGAAGTAATTTCAAAGACTGTTCCGCCAGTTCAAGACCTTCCCATTGTCGATGGCGATTGGGACGGCAGTGCCGCTCGCGGTCGCTTGCGTAACTGGGCAACTTCGGGTGAGGAAACTGACTTCTCCAAGTACGCCCTTGGCTTCGGTTTCTACGAAGAATCAGAGGAGGACACCTTTGGCGCGTACAAGCTGCCTCACCATGATGTCGAGGATGGCAAACTTGTAACTTCGCGCCGTGGAGTCTTTGCGGCAATGGGAGCATTGTTAGGCGCAAGAGGCGGGGTAGATATGCCTGGCGATCAACGTAGAGCCGTTTATAACCATTTGGCGGACCATTACGAACAAATGGATGAAGAACCGCCTTCTTATCGTGAGGCGGGGGAATCAGAAGTGAAGTTGCTCAAGGCGTATCGGAACACAGTTGACATGAAGGCGGATGAGCCTCGCACTGTTGTTGCAAAGATTAGCACGACAACTGTTGACCGCGATGGTGATGTTGTTCTGCCAAGCGGATTGAAGTTGCAGGACTACCGTAAGAATCCTGTTGTTCTTCTCAACCATGACAACGGAAGCCTTCCTATTGGCCGTGCCGTGTCAGTTCAGCGTGGCAGTGACTATGTGGTCGCAAAGATCCAGTTCGCAGAGCGGCCCGCCGAACATCCGATCACTGCTGAGTGGGTTCCCGATACGATCTTGAGCCTGTTCAAACAAAAGGTCTTGCGTGCATTCTCTGTCGGCTTTATGCCTTTGGACATGAGGGATGCAACCGACAAGGATCAGAAGCGTTATGGCGAAGATGCTCGTCGCGTCATTACAAGTTGGAATCTAATGGAGTTCAGCGTTGTCCCCGTTCCCGCGAACCAGGATGCGTTGGCTCTTGAAGTATCAAAATCGTCGGGGTTTCTAAAGGAGGCTTGGAGCCTTCCTGAGAACAGTCCAAAGCTGGTCGTTCCCCGCCGTGTTTTTTGTGTTAGTGACTCTGGAACAAAGCAAAGTCGTGAGGTCGCCATTGTCGCGGACCTGCCTCAAGCGAAAAAACTCGGTCGCGCAAATGCTTTTTCAAGCAAAGGGAAAGAAAGATGACTTGGGAAACACTTATCAAGCATCTCGCATCCGAAGGTTTTGAGGGAGAGGCTACGCTCGATGAGGTGCAGAAGCACCTTGGCGATACAGGTCTTGATTCTGAAATGATCTCGGATGCAGAGGGCAACGAAGTTGCCATCAAATCGTTGTGGGAAACGCGCAAGCGATCTCGCATGGACATCGGTGCAACTCAGTTGGCCGAAGAAAACGCTGACCTTCGTGAGCAACTTGCTCAGAAGAACGTCGAAGACGAATTGGTTGGTCGTAAGACTGCTGTAATCACGAATGTTCGTGACCGCAGTGAAGATGACCGTTCGTTCGGATTCAAGCGACTTGGTGAATTCTTCCAGACCGTCAAGACGGCTTGCGTGCCTGGTGGAACGACCGATGAGCGTCTGACGAAGGCGTCCTTGTCTTCCTTCGCCAACGAGAACGTGGGTGCTGACGGCGGTTACTTGGTCCCGACTGAGTACGCTGACAAAATCTACGCGAACGTGTGGGCCGACGATGGCCTTCTCGCTCAGACAGATCAGTTGACCATCTCTCGTAACTCCATGACCTTTGTTACAGACGAGAACACCCCTTGGGGTAGCAGTGGCATTCAGACCTATTGGGTCGAAGAAGCTGCCGCCATCACGCAGAGCAAGCCAGCACTCAAGTATGACACGTTGCGTCTTTCCAAGATTGCCGCACTGTGTCCTGCGACTGATGAGTTGCTGTCAGATGCAAATGCTGCTGAGTCACTGCTTGCAGACCGTGCGGGTGATGCGATTCGGTACGCTGTTGAGGATTCAATCCTTCACGGCACAGGCGCAGGTCAACCGCTCGGCGTTTTGAACGCTGGTGCGCTTGTCACTGTTGCTAAGGGTTCGGGCCAAGCCGCAGACACCATTATTGCTGAGAACATCCTCAAGATGTATGCACGCATGATGCACCGTCCTGGCGGCAATGCTGTCTGGATCTGCAACGCTGATTGCCTGCCTGAGCTGTTCAACATGAGTCTGAACAACAACCCGTTGTACCTGCCCAACATGCAGTTGGCTGATACCCCATACGGGACGCTGTTCGGAAGACCGCTCATCATCAGTCAGCATGCGAACACGCTTGGTGACTTGGGTGACATCTTCTTTGCAGACCTCAGTCAGTATGTCACAGTCGTAAAGGCTGGCGGCGTTGAGTCTGCTCGATCCATGCACCTGTGGTTCGATCAGGCAACTGAGGCATTCCGATTCAGCATGCGCATCGCGGGTCAGCCGTGGATGGGTTCTGCTGTGGACTCTGACAACTCGGCTGCGGACGTTTCACCGTTCGTAACGCTGGCAGAACGGGCCTGATAAGGCTGGAAGGAGTATCCGATGGGTACTATCAACTCTCTTGGATCTGAACGTGCAGCAGTCATTGCTGTCATTGATCCCGATGTCACAGCGGCCAGTACGGTGACATCTGCATATGTAGGCATGGATCTGTTCAATCAGGTCATGGCCGTCGTTATGGCTGGAACCCTTGGCTCGTCCGCCACGCTGGACTTCAAACTTGTACAGGCGACTGATTCGTCTGGCACGAGTTCAAAGGACATCACGGGGAAGGCGATCACGCAACTGACTCAGGGCGGAACTGACAACTCTGACGATCAGGCGATCATCAACTGTCGTGCAGAAGAACTGGATGTCGCCAACGGCTTCGACCACGTTGCGATGGTGATGACGGTTGCTACAGCGACAAGTGATGCTGGGGCCATCTTGCTTGGCATGTCTGCTCGGTACGCACCTGCATCCGACAACGATGTGGCAAGCGTTCAGGAAATCGTTTCCTGATTTGATTCGCGGTTTCGCGGGGGCGTGTTGGGGGGCTGGTTTCGGCTGGCCTCCCACACTCCCCGCATAAGGACTGACCAATGGCTAAGAAGAAAACAACAAAGAAGTCTTCCAAGAAGATTGACCACGCTTCGTTTGTCCTAAGCCGTAGTGACGGTGGGTATATCGTTGGTGGCTTGGTGTTGGATGGAGAGCCTGTGGAACTTGATCTGAAGTCAAATGAGTTCAGTGATCGAGATAAGGCCAAAGATGCTGTGGCGAAATGGATGAAGTCAAAAGGCTACAAGGTTGAGTCCGTTGGGATTCAACGCAGATAGAGGCACGCATGGCACTGACAGCAGCACAACTCTCTGACCTCGTTGCAAAGGCAAAGATTTATCTCCGTAAGTCGGACGATGATGCTTCGTTATTGCAGGAAGGCTTGACCATCTTCCACGATGAGAGTGCAAGTGCAACGGCTGCGACCGTTGGCATTTCAGGGACAACCCTCACCCTCATAATTACGGGTGGCAGCAATGCGGGTACTAGGACTATAGACCTGTCATCTGCTGCTAACGACACGTTGACAGAGTTGGTTGCTGCCCTTCCCGACGAAGGCTGGGTTGGTGACTTGGTTGGCGACGGTGATGCGGCAAGCAGTACACTGCGACCCGTCAACACTGTGTCTTGCTTTGGCTTCGACAACATGCAGACGCTTCAGTACACAGACAACGCGGCTCTAGAGTTGATTATCCAGCAGTGCTTCGATGCAATCGAGTCTGCTTGCGGTAGGTCATTCTTTAGTGCCGACTATGACGAGAGGGTCTTTACGGCTAACAGCCGAACCCTCGTCCTTGAGCAGCCTGATGTCCAACGTGTGGAATACCTGGCTCTTGAGACTTACGACGGTATGCGTATCAGTTACGACGGTTCAGCTCAGAGAGCGAGCGTCGAGGTAACGGACACCATGTTGCGCCTTGTGGCTCGCACGGGAGGTACGGACACCGATACGACGTACACATTCAGCAGCGCAGACTTCGACACCATTGGCGAGTTGGCGACCGCTATTGATGCCTTGTCCGATTGGTCTGCAACCCTGCTCAACGATGGGCCAAGTAAGTTCCTGATTCGACGGCCTGCGGTAGCGGTCAAGACCGTCAACGGAACACAGAACATTACGGTCGAGTCCTGGCAGCAAACCGACAGCGACTACGACCTTGATTACGAAGCAGGCAAGGTGGCCTTGTCTTTTGATCCTCCATATGGCATTGCACGCATTGTCTACACGGCAGGTTTTGACTCCTTACCTTCTGCTGTAGAACGTGAGTTGCTGCGAATGGTGAAGGGCCAGTACGAATCCCTGAGCCGCGATTCCGCCGCCAAGAGCATGAAACTTGGTGACTACGCAATCTCCACCGACCCTGCTTCAGTGATGTACGTCTTGGATGCGGAGGCTGTGGCTTCCAGGCTACCCAGATACAAGAGGGTTCTTCCATGAGTGTTGAAACCCTGTTCATTTCTAAGGCGAAGCTGGAAACGCGGACGCAGACCCTTGACGCATTTGGCGGCATCAAGGAGTCGTTTGCGACGGCACAATCCTTTGCCTGTCGGATTCAACCGACAAGTGCAGAGGAGCAGAACCTTTACGACCGCGAAGGTATGACGGTCGAGGCGAAGGCTTATGTCTCCCACCGCCTGAACCCCAATGTGACTGACAGGGTGATCTTCGGTTCTCGGACGTTCTTGATTCGTGGGGTCTTGAACCCTGACGAGGCTGATCTCTACAAGGTCTTGTATCTGGAGGAGCAGTCCTAATGCCTGCGCCAATAGCAGCGGCTGCGGGCATGGCGGCGCGAGTTCTTACTGGCGGCGGTCGCGCCCTTATGGGCGGCGGTCGTGCTGCTGGAGCGGGCGGTAGAGGATCGACTCTTAGGAGTCACCTTAGAGGAAAACTCCGTAGCAAAGTCCAAGAGCTTGCACGGGAAAAATTTGAGGGGGCCGACACCAAGGTAGAAGTTTCTCTTGATGTCGTTCTCTTTATCAACCCCAAGTTCGTCAAAGACTTAGAAAAGTCTGTTGTCAGAAGCATGGGTACGTCGGGGCAGTTGTGGTCAAAGGGCATCAAGCGGGACATGAAAATGTCAACCCCAAGGAAGAAGAAGGGCCAACGCAGGGGGGCTTCTCAGCCTGGACGTGCGCCTGCCATCCAGACCAGAACCCTGTTCAGGACTATTTCCTACAAGCACGACAAGCCCAACGCGCAGAAGACCAAATTTACCATGTATGTCGGCTCTGTAAAAAACCAGAAGCTCAAGCCTTGGATTCCTTCATACGCTAGTGGATACAAGAAGTGGAGCAAAGCGGGCCGACCTGATTCTGGACGGGGAAGACCTGCATTTCCTTACGAGTACGGCTACTGGCTTGAATATGGAAACAAGAAGTTCAACGTGCCATTCAGACCTCGACCTTGGGCTGGGCCTGGATCGTTCTCACACAACCTTTGGGTAGCAAACCGTTTCTTCGTTCAGGACTTTACCGAAAGAATGGGCATCAATTTGCGTCGGCAGAATTGGGTTGATTAGTCATGGCAGTCTCACTTGTTCCTGTCATTGAAGCTCTGTACTCCTACCTCACAGGAGACAGCACCTTCAACACTTCCATTGGTGGTTCCTCTAGTGCTGCTGGCAAGTTGTATTACGGCATGGCTCCCAAGGACACGGAGTTCCCCCTTGTTGCCTATGAGA